GCCGTCCTGCTCGAACGGCTTGCCAGACGTTTCGCATTCCACGACCGCCAGAAGCGCAGAAGCAGGCCAACCGTTGGCCTTCGCCGCCTGCACGATGGCGTCGATGATCTCTTGACTGAACATGTGATACTCGTTTGGGGTTAGAACCCGCCCTGACTGATGGCGTCGATGTCGCTCTGGGACAGTTCCCAGCGATTGATGTCAGGGTGGGTGCGGAGGTACTCTCCGAGCGTCTCGCCCGGTCCTGGCCGCATGAACTCTTTGGAGGCCTGCTCGAAGTTCTGGCCGCCGCCAGGCGTCTTGCATTCCATCTGCGATTTGATGCCGGTGCTCTTGACGTACGTGTGGGTCACCTTGTCGATCACGTACGAGCCGTCGATGCCGTCTCGCATCCCGGACACGATTAGCGTCTGCTGATCCCTGATCCAGGGGTCGCCCTTGGCGAGGTCGAACGTCGCCTGCACCTCGGCGCGCTTGAAGTTCTCCGCCTGTGACTGGGTTGCCGCCTTCGCCTCAGCTTCGGAGTTGAAGAGCTGGCCGATGTTGAACGCGCCGCCGAATTTCTGCGCGAGTCCGACGCCGCCGTCGCCGCCCGTGATGCCGGTACCGACCCACTTGCGGACCATTTCGTCCTTGTCGAACCACGACGCCTTGACCTCGCCGAAGCCTGGCTTGCTGGTGTATCGAACCTGCCAGGTGCCGAAGTGCTCCGGCACGAGCACCAGCGTGGGCAGCGCAATTCCGCTGGCCGTCGTCCCGCCATCGCGCTTGACGAACATCAGCTTACCGTCCACCACCTTCGCCACAGCGCCAGTCAGACGCTCCAGCTCGTGGATCATGTGCAGGTTGCTGACGCCCTGGTTCTTGAAGGGGATCTTGATGTCGCCGAGTCCGCTGCCGATTGCAGTGCTGAGTCCAGTCTGCCCAGCCATCTGGCCGAGGATGTCGCTGACGCTCTTGTTTTCGAACTCCCTGATCGCCGGAGCCTTCTGGATATCGTTCGAGCCGGTCGACTTTCCGAGCAGCTTGATCTGGCGCGGCGGTCCAAGGAACGTGACGTCGTCGATCTCGAACGAGCCCATGTAGGCGATGCCGACCTCGATGTAGCCGAGCCAGATCTGGATGGACTCGCCTGTGATAGGCCGAGCGATGCGCCAGTCACGATCGTCCACCAGGATAGTGCATTGATCGTCGTTGCCGTTGCCGGATTGGAGATCAACCTTGATCTGGAGGGTTCGGTCGTTGAATTGCCCGGTGATATCTTCGCCGTTCCTGTGGATCCGGTAGATCGGGGTGTAGCCCGTGGTCACGCACTGCCTCCTAAACGCAAAAAGGCCGCCCCGAAGGACGGCCTGTCTGACTCTCGTAGAGCCAGGGGGTAATTTACCGCCAGAGGAAGATCTGGGGGATGACCGGAGGCTGCGTCAGCTTGCGCGGAGCCTCAGGAAGATTGATCTGGATGCCGGTGGGGAGGATGATACCTGCCAGCTCGATGCCGTCGTTCTGCTCGATGACCCATTCGACAATCTGGTTCGACGTCGATCCGTATCGCTCGTAGCAGATGCGGTCGAGTCGATCGAACATCTTGGTGATGTAGGTGGACATTAGCTCACCGTGAACTGGTTGAGTTTGAAGTCCGCGGCGCCCGTCTTGATGGCGTCGATGTCGTCGCCGTAGCGCTGCAGCTCCAGAGTGAAGTCGATCTTGCGAGCGATACCGTCCACACTGATCCTGGACTCCGCGGTCCTCACCCTCTTGATGACGTAGTTTCCGATCGCTTCGGCTCCATAGCCGGTCGGATCAGTGAGCGGGTAGAACCGGACGAGGATCATCGGCTTGCCGGCGCGGCCCGCGGCGCGCATGCGCTCAATGGTGGAGAGACCGCCGAAATGGTATGGGTACATGCGGCCATCGATCGAAATGTTGTCTTCGCCGGGACCGGTGAACTGCATTGCAGGATCGCGCGAGAGGCGATCGGCCGAGGTCCAGGTGTACTGCACATCGCGTTGAATTGTTTCGAAGTTGGGGGTTTCGACACCCTTCGCTGGAATGTAGAAGAGGATCAGACCAGTCGCGTCGGTCGCTTTGGGGTCTTGAGATCCAAGACCGAGTAGAACGTCAGCCATCTATTTCCTCAGATGTTGAAAGTGGAAGACCCCGGCCCCGTAGGGCCAGGGTCAGTTCGTTAGGTGTATTCCGACGAGGTGTCGTGGGTTCGCCAGTTCATGCTCTCGTCGACCCGGCGCTGGACCAGCGTGGCCAGAGCTTCCGGATCGTGGCTGTTGCCGTTGATGTGGATCGCGACAGGACCGCCGCCACCACCATTCATCGTCTGCATGCCAACACCGGCCGCCGCTGGAGTCGGAGGCGGCACGTTCTGGATCATGCTCTGCGGCACGCCATCGGTGACACCCTTCTGCTTCCAGGGTTGCGATCCATTCCACTCGAAGTGCATCGGATCGTTGTACTTCTTGGACCAATCGCCACCCCATGACAGACCGTACTTGGCCGCCATGTCTCGAACGTTGGCCGGCATGTCGGTTCTACCCGTGCCATCCTGTGCGTTCTTGCCAGGGTTGATGTCGATCGCGTTGCCGTAGGCGTGCTGCGACGGGCCACCGCCCATGCGTTTGTTGCGCATGGCGTAGCCGCCGATCGAACCGACCTTGTATCCAGAGGCCTCAAGCTCGTCGACGAAGCCCTTGAAGGACTCGGCCGCCGCGGAGTTGACCGTCAGGCTCTTGCCCGATGCCAGCTTGATCGTTTGAAGGTTCGTGCCAGCAGCGCCATACTGCCCGTTCATGAAGTTGGCCTTGCCCTTCAGGCCGAGCTTTTCAGCCAGACCCGGGGTCACGCCAGGTGCGATCGCGCCACCGCTGCCGTCGCCGCCGCCCATCTGCCCCAGGAAGCCATTGACTCCGGGAAGCCAGCTCTTGTTGAGGCCGTTCGGGTCGTTCTTCGCATTGAGCGGCGCGTAGGCTTCCTGCAACTTGCTGAGGTCGCCACCTGCTGCTGTGTAGTTCTTGCCAAGTACCGATCCGGTCTTTGAGATACCGGCATCGAGATCAGCGAACTGCATCTTCTTGGACCAGTTGGTGGACGGGTCCATGATGCCGCCGGGGTTGTTGCCCGACAGGAATTTACCCCTGCCAGACTCCTGGGCCATGACGCTCGCGAGAAGTGCGGGCGGAACGTTGTTGGCTTTCGCTGCCGCGACGATCTCGTCGTACTTGCCGGCCAGCGGAGTGCCGCCGAAGACCTTGTCGAAGCCGGCCCTGTTCAGTTCACCGCCGCCACCGACGCCGCCGAAAGACGGGATCTTGTCACGACTGATGATGCTGCGACCACCGAAGCTCGGCAGAGCCTCTCCGGGCGTGCCCTTCAGCATGCTCGGTACGCCGCCGATGAGGTTGCCACTGAGGCCACCGCCGCCACCGCCGCCACCGCCTCCGCCGACCAAGCCGCGTCCAGAACCGCCGAGAGCTGCGTACTGCAGCCCGCCCGACCCGTTGCTGATAAACGCGGCCCGCTCGATCTTGCCGGTGAACTTCTCAAGGTTGTCCGACAGGTCGCTGCTGCGACGACGGCCAGAGAAGTCCGTTGCTCCGGTGTAGCTCGTCGGCTGGAACATCGGATCGGCTTCAGCCGGCGTCTTGTAAGACTTCAGCTCTTTCAGCTTCTTCTGACGTTCGCGCCACTCGTTAGTCGTCTCACCCTTCCGCTTGATCTTCGCATCCGGGATACCGACGTCGTTCACCGCAAAGCCAACCATCGTCGCGATGCCAGCGATGCTTTTCACGAAATTGACAAGAGTTTCCAGATAGCCGGCCACCGTGCCAATTGCCTTCAGCGCTACTACAAGCTCCAACAACTGGGCCGTGAACTTGCCCGCAGACTCAGGGTCATTAACCCCGAGAGATTTTGCGATCCCGGACACCATACCGGTGACGAACGTGACAGCCCTCTTCATCTCGGCGACGAAACCCTTGACGAAGCCAAAGACCTGCTTCGAGTAATCCTTGACTTCGTCAGGATTGCCGAATGCCGCCTTGAGCATGTCCGACCAGCTGCCGAAGCCCAGGCCGGCCACGATGCCGTCCGTGAAAGCCTCAACGGTGTCGGAGATTTTCGCTACGTCGAGCCTGCCGAGATAGTCGGTGAAGAAGTCCGCGATCTGACCGAAGGCCTTTTCGAGGCCTGAGCCGACCGACTCCCAAACGAGGGTGAAGGCAGCGCTGAGAGACCTCCATCGCCCATCGAGCGACTTCATCTTCTTCTCGGCCGCTTCCGCGTTGTAGTTCCCGTTCTTCGGATCAGAGATGTTCTTCAGCAGCTCGTGGATCTTCTCACGAACCTGAACGAACTGGAGGAACTCGCCGCTCCATTCGTCTTTACCGATCAGATGCGCGATCTGCTGCTGCTGCAGCGCCGGCATCCCGCCAACCTTGTCAAGCATGCTCATCAGCGTGCCGGTGGGATCGGCGGCCATCCGCATCGAGAGGCCCTGCTTTCCGCCCATACCGAGCAGATTTGCGGCCTTGCTGAGATCGGCGCCCGCCTTGCCGGATTTGAACTTGGCGCCGAGAAGCTCGGAAACGATGTGATCCATGAAGGTGCCGGACTTGCCCTGCTGGATGCCCGCCGAGATACCACCAGCGGTAAACGCCGACAGATCCTCCATGGACATCCCCATGGCCATCACCGAGCTGCCTCGCTTGTTGGCGGCCACGATCTCGTTGGCGTCTGCCTTCGAGTCTCGTGCAGCGATCGAGATAGCATTCATGATCGAAGTGATCTTCTTCGGATCAAGGTTCTTCATGTCGCCGAAGAGCGTTGCCGCAGTTCCGGCGAGCTTGGTCGTCTGGACCGTGTCCATTTCCAGGCCGGTCGCCGCGTTCATGATCGACTCGGTGACCGCCTTGGCGATCTTCTCGTCGATACCCGCCTTGAGCACCTCGGTGTAGGCGTTCATCATCTTGTCCGGCGACATGCCGTACTTGATTGCGTCCCTGTTGCCCCAGCTGCTGCGCATCTGCTTGACCTGGTCTTTGTTCAGGCCACCGAAGATCTGCATGTTGGCTTCGGCAGAGTCCATCCGCATGCGGGTCTTGAACGCCGATGCGCCAGCAAAGCCAGTCGCGCCGGCCGCAGCCGCTGCGTAAGGGAGGGCTCGGCTTCCGATGCTGGCCATGGAGTTCATGGTACGCATCGCTTCGCGCCGCATCCTGGCGATGTTGCCCAGATGCATGGCATGCCGCTTCTCCTGGTTGCGGAGATGGGCGGCCTCGAGATTTCCTTCCTGCTCGATCCGGCGTCGCTCGATGTCGAGGCGCTGGTCTGCGGTCTTGTTGTAGAGATATTTGTACGCCTGGGCGTGCTTGTAGAGGAGCTTCAACTCCTTCTCGACACCTTCGGCCTTCTTCTTGCTGCCTCGAATGGTCGAGTTGGTGTACTTCTCGTGCTCGTCCTTGAGGTCGATGATCCTGTTGGTGAGCTTGCCCCACCCCAGCGCGGCGTGATCGGTAGCCACGCCCTGGGCTTTCGCCCAATCCATGTGCTTCTTCGTCAGTCCGTTCAGCTCCGTACCAGTCTTGCTGAGCTTCTTGACGTAGTCTTCCATAGGAATGTCGGTAATCGCCTGACGGGCTTTATTACCGAACCTAGCCATCTGGTCTTCGAGACTCTTGATCTTGGCCAAGAGCTTCACGACGGTCGGGGAGAGGTGATCCTCCGCCGTAAGGCGGGCCCTGATGTCGAGATTGTTGTCGGACATTACCGCTCCCCGAGAGTCAAAAAAATGGGGCCCAGGGCTACTTCTTGCCGCCCTGAGCCGCGCGCAGTCGCGCTATTTCGTCAGCGTCGCGTTTGTTGAGTTCCTGAACACCGTCAGCGATCAGACAGAAGTCGTCCCATTCGAGCGCCTCCACGTCTTCGAGCGTCCAGTGGAAGCGCTCGAAGATCGGGAAGCTATCGATTAGGATTCGCTGGATCCGCCCGCCATGAGTTCCAAAAAAGTTTCGAACCACTGCTTCATGGGGCCGAAGTCCTCGGAGTCGATCTCAGCGATGATCAGGGTGTCGACCTCGAACAGGTCGGCCAGCGCCTTCTCCATCGCCTGCATGCCGTCCTTCTCGACGTTCTTGATGAACGTGCGGATGTCGCGGACCTTCGGGCGCCGAGCATTGAACTCGGTGTAGGTCGCGCCGCGATGCTCGAACGGGAATTTGAGGGGGAAGTTCTTCTTTTCGGTAGCCATTGTTTTGCACGCCTTGTTTTGCACAGATAGAAAGAAAAAGGCCCCACCTCGCGGCAGGGCCTCAGTTCACAATCGTTTCTTGTTGTTGGGACTTAGTAGGAGAAGCCCAGGATCTTGCGAGCGTTGGACATACGGTCCGTGCCGCCGATCTTCACAACCTTGCCGAACACGTCGATCTCGGTGACGACCTGGCTGTTGATCTTGTGTCGGTACCAGTTCGCCACGAGGCTTACGGTCAGTTCGACCTTCTTGCCGGCCGAGACGCGGTCAGACTTGATCGACTTGATCAGGCACTGCGTGTCGATGACGACGGGCTTTTCCGCGCCAGCAGCGGTCAGCATGTAGCCGCGGAACTGGATCGGAACGTCGATCGAGCCGGGACCGTAGCCGAGCAGCATGAACACTTGGGGATCCCAGGTGTGAAGCTTGAAGTCGAACTCGATCTTCTCGATGCCGAACGGGATTTCGACCGTGCCGTCCATGCCGCCGCCGCGGAACTCTTCCACAGCGATATTGATGTCGGGCGGCTGAAACTCGGGAGCTTCGCCGATCTTGCCGACTCCGTCGATCCAGACCGTGAAGTCCTGGAGCAGGTTGGAGTCACGAAGGTTAGTGTTGTTAGCCATTTATCTCTCCGGCCATGTCAAAGCACGCCCGGCCCATGAAGGACCGAGCGGCTTGTGAGCATTGTCTGTTGTTGTTGCGGTAGCCGACGATTAGCCGGCGAGAGTGCGCGAGAACTCTTCGATGAAGTCCGTGTAGTACTCCGGGTTGCGGCGAGCGCGGAACTGGAGGTGCTCCAAGCAGGCCGGCGGTTCGAGATCGAAGTCGACCGTCAGTTCGCCGCCAGCGAAGGTCGCCGGGGTGTTGACGCTCGGGTCGATCCAGCACTCGCCGCCGATGAGGGCGCCACGGGTGCGGAGCAGACGGAGATACTTGTTGACGTCGTTCTCGATGGCTTCGAGCAGCGGGAGGCTGAACGGAAGGTCGAGGCGCGAACGCTCGGCGCGCTCGAGGCTCTCGTAGACCATGTCCGCCGTGCGGCGCACGGAGAGCTGGGCCCAGAGCGGGTCGGTGCCGGTGCCGCGCAGACCCCAGAAGCGGAAACCGTCATCGTGGATGATGGTCGTGATCTGGGCTGCGTTGAGCATGTTCGCTTCGCAGTCGCGGTCGTTGGGCATGAAGTCCACCGGACGGGCGGGGCCGCCGATGTTCTGGATCAGCTCGTTCGAGAACGAGTACCAGAAGCCCTTCTCCTCATCGATCCGAGCCTGGATGCCGGCCGCGTAGGCGGAGGCCGGCTTCTGCACGTAGACGGAGTTCTCGATGTCCCAGCTCAGGACGCCGGGGTCGACGATCGAGATGCGCTGGCTGCCGTAGTCGGCGCGGAACTCAACCGCGTCCTCGTAGGAGGTGCCGGGGCCGTCGATGAACGCCACCGCGCGGAGGCGGTCGACGATCGAGGCCATTGCAACGCCAACCGGGTTGGCGACGTGGCCGAGGGTCGCGGTGACCGCAGCGCCCGTGCCGGCGCCCGTGACCGTAACGGTCGGGACCGTGTCGTAGCCGTAGCCGGGGTCGGTGATGATCGCGCCGGTCAGCTTGCCACCAACCACCTGCGGAACCGCCGTCGCCTGGCGACCGCCAGTCGTGGGAGCCGAGATGGTGAGGGAGGTCGTCGCCAGCACGTAGTTCTGGCCCTGGCTGCCGATCACCAGGTTCTTGAGGCCGTTGGTCGGGCGACCGCTGGTCAGGCCGGGAGCGACGAGGAGCTTCGGGATGACCCGGAGCATCGGGCGCGCCTTGAGCAGCGACCAGATGCCGGTCTTGCCGGTCGGC